GACATTATGGACGAGATGGCGGCGATCGTGGCCGACTTTTTCTTGCAGGAGGGCACGCCGGACTGTGACGCAGCACGTCTGGCTTCCAACCGGCTCAGCGTGTTGAACCTCTCGTTCCGCAAGGGGCGAGCCGAGGCCGACAAGGTTGCTGGTGCCGATCTCCCGCGAGGCAAGTGTTGGCGTACCACGATACGCGCAATCCGGCGGAGCGGCTGCCGAGGGACATCAGTGCTGAATTTCCTTGCCAATCTCATTTGTTGGGCTTGGGTGATAGGAGGGAAGGACGCAACGAAGTTGGTGGCCCCAGAAGGCGGACGCTTGGTCTGTGTGGACGGCTTGGTCAGGTGGGTTAAATTTATGTTGGAAGGAGACGACAGTGCGTTGTCGTTCCAGTATCCGGGCGATCCATCGTTGAACATGACCCCTCAGTTCGAGGCGCGTCTTTTCCAGCGTTGGACCAAGCTTGGGCACAGGCCCAAGTTGTATGTTCGGAAACCGGGCGACGTCGCCGAATTCACCGGGTGGAAATTCGTCGTGGACGAACACGGTCTCACCGACCGTTGTGCTCCCGACTTGAAGCGCAACCTGAGTGTCATGCCGTTCTCCATCAACAAAGCCGCGATCGATGCCGCCATCAAGGGCGACGAAACGGCGCTCCGACGAGCGGTTGCGCCAGGCATCATCTCCAGGCTTTATCCACTGGCCAGGAAGCTGCCCATGTTCTGTCGGCTCATGTACGGCCGCTGGAAACGACATGTGCGAGAAGACACGGAGTTTACAAGGGACGAGGTCTTTGCGTTAGACTTGGATCCGGAAGACGTCGGATTTGAAGAGTACAGGGCGTTCGATTCCGATCAGCCCGACGATCGTATTCACCGCCAAACCATACGCTTTCAGACCATTTTGGCCCGGTTTGAGAGCGAGCTTGCCCATGGTGACGAAGTAGAGGAACCCAGCCTCGCAACTGCACTTGGGCTTGTGGCCTCCGAAGATGGTTACTACGAGTTACTTGACGTTCTGGAGGGTGGTTTTGATGTCGGAGCGAATTCTGAGCGCTTCGCAGAGGCGGTACGCATCGCTCGCACCAAGTAGGCTTTGTTGCCCTGCCTGCTGGTGCACCCGGAGTTAGCCAGCCCGGGACAGTTTTGTTGTACAGTCGGGGCCGCTTCGTTCGGCGGAACCTTTGGGGGCACACGGTTTGTTCGCCGTGTGAGTAGTGGGCGCTACCAGGTCTTGGGCACAGGCAACTGCCGGCTTGGAGCGAGATATTTCTCGTTGTTGTTGGGATTGTATGCATTGATGTGTGGTTTTGCTCACGCGCCTGACCCTCTGCGGTTTAATCGCGAGATGTATGCTGAGTTCTCATACGCTTGACCCACCCATGTCTTTCGCACTCTTCTCCGGCGCCATCCGGTGGGTTAGTCCCCGCGAGTGCAGGAGGGCATGCTGGCCAGGTGGTGGGGTTAGGGGAC